AAAGGTGTTACATTCCGTATGCCTGCTCCGTTGGCTAACCGTTTTGTCCACTTAGAAATGCAAGTCGAGTGGGATGACTATTTTGATTGGGCTACTGAAAATAAGGTTCATAAAGATGTAGTTGGTTTCCTTACATTTAGTAAGAAAGACTTATACGACTTTGATCCAAAATCTAGTTCACGTGCTTTTGCTACTCCTCGTAGCTGGTCTTTTGTAAGCGAATTACTTACAGACGATGATACCGATGAAAATACATTGACCGATTTAGTATCGGGTTCAATTGGTGAAGGTCTTGCTATTAAGTTTATGGCACATCGTAAAATTTCTAGTAAAATGCCAGATCCACGCGATATCTTAACTGGTAAAGTTAAGAAAATGGAAACTAAAGAAATTTCAGCGATGTATTCTTTAACTGTGTCTTTATGCTATGAGCTCAAAGATGCTTGCGATAAGAAAGCTAAAAACTGGAATGATCAAGTTAATAACTTCTTCCGCTTTATTATGGACAATTTTGAAACAGAATTGGTTATTATGGGTACTAAATTAGCATTGTCTAGCTACAAACTACCATTAGATCCAGATGAAATTAGCTGTTTTGACGAGTTCCACAGCAAGTTTGGTAAGTACATTAGCCAAGCAACTGAAAAGTAATATTGGTAAGATTGACACCGCCTCCGGGCGGTGTTATAATATATACATACAGTTAAGGAGCATTCATGGGACATCAAGATCCAATTATCGATAAAATTATTGTAGCTCGCGTAGGACTACTATTACGTCATCCGTTCTTTGGTAATATGGCTACACGCCTTAAAATTGAAGAAGGATCTGAATGGTTGCCGACTGCCGCAACTGACGGTCGCCATATCTATTTTAATCGTGAGTTTTTTGAAAAACTTACAATTAAACAAATCGAATTTGTCATTGCACACGAAATCCTACATAATGTATTTGATCACATGATGCGCCGTGAAGGCCGTGATGCAAAGATTTTTAACATTGCCGCAGACTATTGCGTTAACGGACAATTAGTACGTGACCGCATCGGTGATCACCAAATTCCCGACATTAAAATCTTCCATGACCAAAAGTACTACGGTATGGGTGCAGAAGAAGTATACGACAAGATTTTTGACGAAATGGACGAGGAAGAATTAAATGCTCTTGGACAATTACTCGACGAACACATTGACTGGGGTGACAAAGACGGTTCAGGTAAGCGTCCTTCTTATACCAAAGAAGAACTTAAACAAATCCGAGACGAGATCCGCGAAGCCACTGTGCAGGCTGCTCAAGCCGCAGGTGCAGGTAATACACCTGCCAGTGTTCAACGAATGATCAAAGATTTTACTGAGCCTAAAATGAATTGGCGTGAAATCCTACGTCAACAAATCCAAAGTGTTATTAAAAATGACTATTCGTTTATGCGTCCTAACCGAAAAGGTTGGCACATGAACGCAGTATTGCCGGGCCAACAATTTCAAGAAACAATTGATATTTGTGTTGGCATTGACATGTCAGGCTCTATCGGTGACGACCAAGCAAAAGACTTTTTGTCAGAAATCAAAGGTATTATGCAAGAATACCAAGACTTTAAAATTAAAGTATGGTGCTTTGACACCCGAGTGTATAATGAAGCAGACTTCGACGGTTATACTGTAGGTGAGTTTGATGAATACGAGCCAATGGGCGGTGGTGGCACTGACTTTGACTGTAACTGGGAATACATGAAAGAACATGATATTAACCCTAAGAAGTTTATCATGTTTACAGACGGATATCCGTTTGGTTCATGGGGTGATGAAAACTACTGTGATACAGTATTCATTATCCACGGCAATGACAAAATTGTTCCACCATTTGGCGAGTACGCATACTACGAGTTCAGTAAGGTTCCTGCATGAGCTTAAAGAATGGTAAACCCAATCCTCTAAATTATTTCAACTTGCGGAGGGTTGAGTTTGCCGCTCCGCATTTTAAGTATACCAATATAGAAAAGTATAACCCGCAATTCGTTCAAAAATTAGATACCTGGATTAAAAATAATCTAAATAATAGGTACTATATAGGACAGGGAATTGCACTCGGCGATGGTAACAGTTTTATTCATGTTACACAAATCGGTTTTGAAAGTGAAAAAGAACTCAGTTTCTTCAAGATTGCCTGTCCTCATTTACAACTCAGATAATTAAGTTTGTATTTTAAGGAGATACCATGACAGATACTACACAACAAGCCGCACAAAACAGTAACGATCTTACTATTAACGATTTAAACGCTATGAAAGCTATCATTGATATTGCTAGCCAACGTGGTGCATTTAAACCTAACGAAATGGTCGCAGTAGGTTCGACATATAATAAGCTATCATCTTTCTTAGAGAAAGTAGCAGAACAACAAGCCGCCGCTGAAAAAGCAGGTGCATCACAACCAGAAGCAGACGCTACAGCAAGTGCCGCCGCCGGTCTAGGAGTTTAATATGGCTGAACTCAAACACGTAGGCCGTATTATATCTACTAAGCAAAGATGTTTAGTAGCATATCGTACGCTACCAGGAGAATCATCATCATGTTTGGTTATTCCAACTGACTCATTAGATGATGCATTCCACAACGCTATTATCAATTTAGTTGAAGGCCAATCAGCACAAGATGCTTGGGAGTTTGCCGAACTGCTAATGCGTTCCACATTCCCAGATGGCAGTAATATGCTTGTTTGGTTACACCAAAATGGCCGTCTACTAAAAATGGGCACCAGCACTATTGAAATGACTCCAAGTCCAGGTGTGTCAGTTCAACTATCAGAGTTGAATCAACTAATCGCAGAACAACGCGGTTTGACTGTTGACCAACTTGCTGTTAAACCAACGTTTGACGAAAAGCAGGCTACACAAGCTAAAGACGCTGCCGAAGTAAAAGAACTTGCTAAAGTTGAAAAGCTAGATGAATCAGTTAAAATTACTTCTGCTAGTGTAACACCAGATGCAGTCCTTGACTCTAATGCAAGCCCAGAAGAACAAGCAAAGTTTTTCCGTAGCCAAGCAGACAAGCTAGCCAAGCAAGCCGCTGAAATGCGTCGCAAAGCTGAAGAACTAGTACCGACACAAAAGAAGGTTAAAGCTACAGCGTGACAAAAAGGGGAAGGAAACTTCCCAAGGACGTTGTTGCACATTGGCCAGAAATATTCGGCGAGGTAGATTTAAATGTCTTACCTATAGGGTATCTCCATTCTGTGTTGGTGAATTTTAAAGACGGCAAAACTTGGGAAATAAAAATAACATCTCGTACCAAAAAAGAAGGATGGGGACGATTTGAAAAACAACTGTCGGAATTAGTTAGTAACTATGACGATAGAATAGAAAACGTTGATTTCAAATTGGACACCCATCGTGTACGAAAAGATATAGAAAAAGAAACTCAAAAATTCCTTAAGAAAAAGAAGCTATAATGAATGTTCGATTACTCAGTTACTCACAGCCCACACAGGAATTTACAGATCTTGGTATCACAGATGCGCAGGAACTCATTGCGTATTGCGCCCGTGTCAGCAATCCTAGCAACCAACTTAACACCGAAACATCAACAAAACTCATCAAATACCTCATCAAACACCAGCACTGGAGCCCACTCGAAATGGTCTCAGCCTGCATCGAAATTACCACAACAAGAGACATTGCCCGACAAATCTTACGACATAGATCTTTTAGCTTTCAAGAATTTTCTCAACGATACGCAGACCCTACTAAAGATCTTGCATTCGTTACCAGAGAAGCAAGACTCCAAGACACCGCCAATAGGCAGAACAGCATCCAAACAAATGATACAGAGTTACAAGCATGGTGGGATGCCAAGCAAAAGTGGATCATTGAGCAGGCTCGCGTAGCCTACGAAGAAGCTATTGCAAAAGGCATTGCCAAGGAGCAGGCTCGCGCAGTACTACCAGAAGGACTTACTGAAAGTCGTTTATATATGAACGGCACATTGCGTAGTTGGATTCATTTTATTGAATTACGTAGTGCTAACGGTACACAATTAGAGCATCAAGAAGTTGCTATTGCTTGTGCTCGAGTGATATCTGAGATTTTTCCGCTAGCCACAGATCTTCTAGCCAAGTAAAATCATTTATTTTACCCAGTGCCTCTGGATTGGAGGCATTTTTTTCTCCGTACCTTCGACCAGCAAGTGCGCCCATATATGCATAAAATCCATATTGCGCATTGTCATTTAATGTACACCAACCATTTAAACGTTCGCTAGTTTCTTCGCTAATTTGACCTTGTATTGATCGAGAAGCTAATTTGGTACACTCTCTAAATGCCGATCTCCAAGCACTAAATGGATCTGTATTAAATGCAGTAATATTGCTTACTTCGTCTACTGCAACAAACTTAGAACTAATACTAGTAGTCATATCCGGTTTAGTAATGTCCATAGACAGGGTTAATTTTTTTGGTAATAGCTTTACACCACCATAACCGTATTCTAAATTATTAATAGGATTGCGACTTCTCCAAACAAATACAGAATCCTGATTGTGTCTAATTACCTGATAGTTAAAATTAAAATCAGGAACTATTTCTGCATCAGCATCAACTACCCAAAACATTCTAGTGGATGCTAGAGTTGCGGCTTGTATATGTGCCTTATGAATTCCTTTTACACCGTTTACACGCTGAATAGATTTGTTTAATCTTTTCTGCAATATTTCAAAATTCTTGTCTGCAAAATTTTCATAAAAACTTATAAAGACAACATCAAACGGTTTTGGTAAACTAGCCTGTATGTCTATTTCTTTTTTACTAGCATAAAATCTATAATCTAATTCTCTATTAGAAACAGAAACACTTTTTGGAAATAGTGTTACACCGTCATAAAACTTTCCATTTTTAAAAACATGAATGTAGTGACGATCGTAATCAGGAACTTTATAATCAAATTTAAAAGATGATTCTAAAATTAAATCATCCCATACCACCCAAAACATTTTTGTAAAGGCACGTTTTTGTGCCTCGGCAAAAGTATCCACCCGATGAGATAACGGGTATTTTTCTTTTAGTTGTATCCATTGGTCAGATTCTTGACCGACATAAAATATATCAAACACGTTTTCTTATAATTCTAGGAGTGTTATTGTAAACCGATTTAAAGAATTCGCTCCAATCTGAATCTGGATCAACTATTTCTAGTTTACATTCGTGGTTGAGGGTTTCGCCCAATCCCATAATTTCATAGGGTAACATTTCAGGAGTCACCTTGCTGTATTTTTCATTCCACTCGTTAGTCAGCCATTCAAAGTCTCGAACATTGGCATAGTTCCAATCAGTACAGTTGGTTAAGTATGCGCCTTCTCTTGCACCATACATACTCCATAAACCATTTTCAACATCGGCTCCGACATTGCACCAAATTAATAATCTATGATAGTTTTGCCACCAAACATTTTGTAAGCTAGTTACCTTCGCTCCTTGATCTAATGACATTTTTACACCTTCACGGAAGCCTGCTCTCCATGCTTGGAATGGTGTTGCATTGGTATAACTCTCACTGTAGTTTTCATTAAACTGATAGTACTTGTCATCAAAGCAGAATTCTACAAGTCCTTTAGCATCATTAGGATCTGAATTTTCATGTGTGCGCATGTTGTTTACAAACTTACGTGTCCACATTTTTAGACCGCCATTGCCGTACATTAGTCCGTTTACATGAACTTTTCCACACCAACTAAACACGTGATCCGGAGTTAATCCTAATGCATCTATATCTATTTCAACCTCAAGAAACTTAGGATCAACAATATTATCAGCATCTACTGTAACAAAGTATTCAGTATCGCTTAGTTTAGCACAGGCTTTGTGTGCGGCATCGCTTCCTTTAACTCCGTGTACTCGTTTAGCCCACGGCGCTTTACTTAATAAATCAGCATAATGTTTTTCTGCATTAGGCTCATCATAACTTAAAAATATAATGTCTTGTTCTATAACTTTAATCATTTACTAATAACCCGTAAGATTGATAAACTATTTTTGTAGAAATAGTTATTTTATTAATTTGCGTTTCAATGTCATGTTCAAATGGTATTTGAATTTTTTCTTTTGCCATTAAATCTTCATTGTTTAGTACAATCGTCCTAACAAGAAAATCAAAATCATTTTCTAATGTAACAAAAAACACAATTCTAATGTCACCAAATTTGAGTGCTATTGTTTTTTTAGCATCTTCTGATAACGAAAAAAACCAAGATTCTTGTTCTTTGTTCCATTCAACTATTACATCGGTATCGTCAGCAGGAGGTAGGCTTACTACTGTAAGCATTGTATTTTTAAATATAAATGCAAGATCTTTTTTAGCAGTTATAGATAATATATTTTTCCCATCATCCGACCGAAGATAACCAACTGTGTAGTCGCTAAACTTTTCTTTTCCTGCTACTAGTCTAGAATGTAATTCTGGTGTTATTTCAATTCTGTTTTTTTGTTTTTTATCATCAACATTTGTAACTGCTAAAATATTTCCTGTAGCTTTATCATAGTAAGCCCAGAACGTAGGTTCGATCCAAACATTATTCCGTGCCATACGCAGTTGCCTCCATGTTTGATAATATTTTTTTCGTAATGAAATCTTTTTCCACGTAATGAAATATTTTACTTTGTTTTATATTGCCAACTACTAATGAACCACTTCTAGTATGAAAGAAAGGCACAGTATCTTGCCAACTAGCTGGAATTGGATCCCAACCTTGTATTGCCGGTTTCATGTGTATAAATTCTAAAGGAGAATTTACATCGTATACTAGGTCTTCTGCGGCCAGCATCTTAACAGCAATGGCACTGGCAAGATCCATACTTAACCATTTTTGGTATTCATTTGGGGTAAATTTTCCGTAAAAGAACTCTCTATTGAAGGATATAAGCTCGAGACATTTATAAAAGGCAAATGCTAAATCTGTTTTCTTAAAATAATGCAAGGCAAAATAAGGATTAGATAAATCATTTTCTATAAATGTTTTTCTATATGGAGACTCATCAACATACTGTTGTTTATAATTTTTAATTTTATTACATAAACGAAAATCAAAATTACTACAGTATTCCCACCAATTTGACAAATCTTCTAGTACCAACATATCTGCTTCTAATACCATTGTTTCATCATATGGTGTAGCATGAATTATTTTCCAACGATTTTCTATCTTCCAATTTGAGTCAACTGCATCGTCATTGAACGGTATTGGAATTATTTTGTCAAATGCTTTTTTATAATTTTCAGGAACTACATCATTTGTAACCAAACTAATATTATTAATATCAGGTTGACTTATTTTAATAGATAACGCCAATGCATAAGCCTGTTGGACATAATCAACCTTTTCAGTATTTTGTGCCAAGACAATAAATCCTTTAGACATTCATGACTCCATCGATGTATCGTGTTAGACTAAATTTATTCATTACGTGGACATCAACACCTGATGTTTTTGTTGCATAGTATTCACCAATATAGCCTGCCTTCTCGACTAAAAATTTCATTTTGTCATCTTTAATATCTAATAACAAATCTTTATCTGTTGCATATATCATAGAACCGGGTAATGGTGTTGCAAATTCACCTTCCGTTTTACCGTTCATGATATTAATAGCAATACTAAAAGCCAAGTCATTTCTAAACGTTGTAGATTCGATATTATATAATACTCTAAAATACGTATAGTTTTCTTTTACATAAGATACTAGATCAAAAAATGCACTGTTGACTGGCGTTTTATTAAAAACAAAAACAGTAGCCCAGTAAAACGGAATACTATATTGATTTAATCTTTCAAATTCAGATCTGGGAACATCTGGTGCGAGAGAAAAACTTTTTCTATATATCTGGAAGTCGTGATCGTTATCAATTGCTGATTTTAACAACGAAGAATTGATAATGTAATCACTATCAAATACTATAGTTCGATCATAGGGAGTGAGATCATAAATCATATGCCGAGACTGATTCCTCCAGTCTAGCATTTTATAGGCAAGTGCCCCGTCCCTGAAAGGTTTAGATTGAGTATACTTAGCAACCGGTATTGGGATAACTTTATCAAATGTATGAGCAGGATATGCCTTGGCTAACCAATCGCCGCTATCTGTAATAATGCTTACCGGAATGTCTAAATATTTTCTAATTCGTTCGGCAGCAAAAACAGCCATCTTAACATAATCAATGGTTGTATTGTTTTGAGCAAAAATAATTGCTCCTGTCGTCATAGTTCAACCATGTCTGATATTTTTCGCTTGCTCTTTATTTCTGCAAACTTGGCCGAGTATTCGTTTAATGATTCGAAGTATATAGAAACAATACTATTAAAAAATTCTTGAACATCAGGAATAATTACAGGAAAATTATTCGAATCTAAAAAAGGCACGTTTGTTTCGTGGCCTAAATCAATTGCTGTTTTGGCAAGATTTATTAACTCGGGTGTGATTTTAAAAGTTGCTCCGCCAAAATAATAAATTACTTTTTGGTTAAACTCTTCTAAAATGATTCTTCTTTGATTAGATAGCGTTGCCATATAATTAGCAACGGCAAAGGCTTTTTCAACTCTTTCGTCCATAGATAACTCCGTAGTGTACGATGATACACTACAGTAATTAGCTTGTCAAGAGTTTAGGGGATTAAGGTCCTGAACTTGCAACTGTTGGAGCCGAAACTTGGACATAAGCTCCAGTTGCTCTATAACCACGCACTGTACTTACTAGTGTGCCTGTTACGTTTTCGTCGACGCCGTAACTACCGTGTCCCGAAGTAGTTGCCAGATCTGAAAATTGAATACTAAATGTGATAATATTTCCGCCAGCGTTAACTGATGCGTAAACATCATACTGGTTTGGCGTGTATGTTGGTTCTTCAGTGAGCTTTTGGAATAATAGCTGTTGGCTAGTGTTTAATTGATAAAAACCAATACCGCCAGATGCTGTTCCAGAACCTGTAACAACTGTGGTATTATAATTCATAATAATCGAACCCATGTTAGTTAACATAGTTTGCCAAGAAGTATTTTTTAAGTTTGCAACATCGGGCGTCATGGCTGCTGAAAATTGGATATTTCCGCCAGTGTTAAAGAAATAACGAGCCGCATTGGAGTCAGTAAATGTTAAAATAACTGTATTAGTAACTGTAGCGTTCCAAGCCGTTGTTCGAACAGATGTTGAATATGTTTCAAGCGTGCCTTGCGATGAAGGAGGCGTAATTAATTTAAATGTTGTAATAGTGTCAGCATAAGCATTGTATGCCGCGCGGTCTGCTTCTGTAATTTTTACAGGCATAACTGCTCTTAGAGAAACTGTTACATTAAGATTAGCAGTTGTAGTATTAACAGTATAAGTTCCTACGCCGCCAGCACCACTACCTAAACCAATAACAGCCGTGTTAGCTGGCACACTTGTTCCAGAAATTCGTTGTCCAACTTGGATTGTTCCCGATGTTACCGTTGTAACTGTTAGTACGTTACCCACAAGTGTTCCTGCAAAATAGCAAGTAGGAGCCGGGTCTGTTAAGTTCCCCTGCTCGTTAACGCCTGTTTGGTGTGTTCTAGCATTGATCAAATCTGTTCTTAAATTTGACCACTGTGTTGCACTAATAATTGTTCTTGTAGACGGAACTTGACTACTGCTGACAAACTGTCCGTACCCTGTGGTGGAGGCACCGGTACCTAAAATATTTTGAATTTTAGTTTGAATATTATTATAATCCAATGCTAATACTGATGTACCTTGTCCTGCCATGGGGTTTCCTTATTATCTGTGCGTGATATTTATTATTATAAAACTAGGCATTCAACTGTTTTGACGCCTTCGTCGCTGTTATCTTCTAGTGCAATAGCAAAAATTCTATTTCCGCATTGAGTGGCATCACTTCTTGCATATCCGCTACCCGATGCCATCATTTGATCACCTTTAGCAACTGGTCCAATAACTTTAACAGGAACTCGTCCTTTTAAAGCAACATATACACCGCCTACTAGGCCTTCATTCATCTTGAACGCAGGCTTATCACTAATCACACCAATTGGGAATGATCCAAATCCGGCGGCTGTTACTTCTTTTTCGCCACCGATCATCATTACTGTTCCAACTTCATAATCTGCATCTGGTAGATATTTTTCAGCTAAGTCAGCATAATAAGCGGAAGTAGCTGTACCATTAAAGTTAGCGGCTGTTAAATTACCACTAGAATCACGTGCGGCGATTGAGCTAGGTGTTGATAACAAACTAGCAGAGACATAATTGCCGCCAACGCTTAGTGTATCTGCCTTTGCTACAGTTGAATATACATAGTTAGCATATACGTTATTCCATAACAATGCAGATGTGCCTAGGTTGCTTGTTAAAGTAAATCCAGGAACCACATCGTTGCCAACAAGTTTCAATGGTGTTTTTGTTGTAGAAGATACAGTTGTCTGGAATTGAATTGTATCGTTAATTTGATTCTGAATTGTTGGAGTTAGTGCTCCAGAATTATAAACTGCTAAACGAGCAACCGGATTACCTACAGTAAAACCAGGATCACCAAAGTTAACTTGCGCATTAAAGTTTGCACTTCCTGATTGTACAAAGTTGCTAGCTGGTAAGCCACCTAGTTTTTCTGCGTTTGTAGCAGTTCCCCAGAATCTGTGACTAGTTGAAGTAATACCTGGTTGACTATCATTGTTAGTATTAACTAGTGTAACGCCTTGATGTATTTTAGTAAAACCAGTAATAGGATTGATCGTAGTATCTAATGTAAATTCGCCGTCTGAACTGATGACAAAGACAATTTGTCCGTTATCAACTGCTTCGATTACAGCATGAGATGCTCCATTAGTGTCGACAAGACTTACAGATCGCATCTGTGTTGTACCAGAACCAGATACTGCTTGTGGACCAATTAAAGTAAAAGTAGATCCGTTGTATGCATATAGTTGTTGGTTTACATTATCAAACCAGAAATCGCCAGTAGTTAATCCCGATGGCGCTGTTGCACTAGTTTCCGATCCTCCAGCTGAACGAAATTTAGTCCCGTCGTAGAATTTTAATTTATTATTGCCGGTATCGAACCAAATTTGCCCTTGAATTGGGCGCGGTGGCTGTATGCTGTTAGCAAAATTTTCTAGCAAATATACAAAATTTTCGTTCTGAATTGCGCCGTATCCAGCATAGTTTTTGCCGATTAATTTTAGATCAAGCGTTGCATCAACTGTACCGTCTGCGACGGCTGTGATTAACGTTCCATTGTAGCGATTGATTGTGTATGACATCGATCCTGTTCCTTTTACTCTGTATATTTATGCTATTTTAGTTATAGATTGTTTTGGTACTGCCATGCTCCGCTAACTAACAAGAACAATCTAATAGTCAAATCGCTACATTGGACTCTACAAACTGTGTTATTTTGATGTTCTGCCGGAGGAAAAATTGTAGTTAAAAGCTGTGATGCAATCTGTGTATTTGTTAATCCAAGGGTAGTTAGACTAATTCCTAGCGGGGCTGCCTGTATGCTTTGATCGACATATAATTTATTGGCCGCGTCAGTTTGACTAACTGGAGCAGCCACATCTATGATATTTTTAGAACTTACGCTAACTGATCCAGACCCTTTTGGTAATAAGATAATATCGCCGTTAGTTTGTACAACATTACTGAAACTAATTGTACCGTTATTAATACTTAAATTACTAACTGTTAAAGATGTTAATGAACCAACGCTAGTTAATCCAGGGGCGCTGGTAATAACAGAACCTAAACTATTACCAGTTACAACATCAAAACCATTAATTTTATAAGTTTTACCTGTAAGTAAGTTAAAATTTTCAGTGCTAGACCAAGCAGTTGAATTTCCGTTCCAAGTTATTGACTTAGTAGTAGTGCCCGCTAGCTGGATTCCGCCGCCTTCAGCTGTGGTGTCTGTTGGTGATGCTGTTTCACCTAATACAATAACTTTATCTAAAATATTAACAGTGGTTGAATTAACCGTAGTTGTTGATCCGTTAACTGTTAAGTTACATTCAATTAATACATTTCCGTTAACATCTAGAGTAGCTTGTGGGGTATTGGTATATATTCCAACGTGCTGAGTCGTTGAATCAATATACAAACTAGGCAATAGTCCTGTTCCATTCAACAAACTAACTTCAAAGTTTTGATTTAAAATGTTAGATTTAATATTGAATAAGTTTCCAGTCAATCCCACATTAATATCGAAGTTAGAATTAACTCCAAGTGTTAACGGAATACTATTTTGAATTGTTAGCGTGCCAGTTGTTGAGGAATTATCTGTAGTTGAAACAAAATTTTCTGCGGTTTTAAGACTGCCATCTGCACCTTGTAACGCCGATGCTTTAGAAGTTAATACATTAAAAGCAACTCCGGCGTATGAAGATGCATTAAACCCTACACTAATGTTTCCACTAAACCCTGCAATAGTAGTTGCAGGAGTAAATGCATCTTTACTAAAAATTCCCATTAGTACCCTAGATACATAAAGGTATACTACAGTATGATTTCCGCTGTTTACGTCAACTATATCACCGACAACAAAACCCGATTGGCCTTGATCTGCTGTGTAAATCGGTCCGGCTAGTTTTGTGGAATTACCGTCATTAAAATACATCTGTTGGCGCTTGTTATCTAACCAGATATCGCCTGTGGTCAAGCTACTAGGGGGAGTGTTTGATACAATAGTACCGCCACTAACTTTAAAAGTAATACCATCATAGACTTTTAATCTATTTTCACTAGTATCAAACCATAACTGTCCAGTTTGCGGTTGGGTCGGTTGTGTGCTATTTGCAAAGTTTTCTAATAGATGAAAAAAGTTATCGTTTATATAAAGACCATATCCGCTAGTGTTCTTACCTATTAATGTAATGTCGCTAGAAGTTTGGTCGATTGCACCGTCATTAATGTCAATAAACTTTGACCCATTCGTTCTTAAAATTGTATATGCGCTCATTATATCACACCAGTAAAGATAATATAGTTAATTGTTTGGTAAGGATTCATAGTTTCAATGCTTGCACCCAATTGACTTACTCCTGTAACACTACCAGTTCTACCTAAACCGTATGCTGTTGCTGTTGAAGTACTAACTTGTATATTAGCAGATGCATTTGTATCACTTGCGCCAGTAGATTGATTACCAGGCATTGTGTAGTATTGTCCGCTTGAATCGCTTAATGTATGTTGGTGGTCTGGTAAGTTTGTTTGGCTAACAGTAATTGACTGTGTTCCAGAAGCTCCGCCAGTAGTTCTAGCAGTAACTTGAGATACGCGACTAGCTTGTCCGCCTCCTGCACTAACTAATGTACCTGATCCGTCACTCGACGGCACAGTGCCACCATTAGACATGTCGTCTCGACCTAACGGGAATCTTCCGCGCAAGTCGGGGAGTGCAAATGTTTGATAACCAATGAGCAATCCTTGAGGTCTATATAGATAATTAATCACACTAAACAATAACGGATAGTCACTAATTAAAACTTCACTTCCATCGCAAAGCAGATATCCCGCTGGAACATTGTTACCAGCATAAGGAAATATTGCGCCTGCTGGGATAGTTGCTATATGATTAAACAATATTTGTTTAGTCATCTGCAATAAACCAACATTGGGTCTATAAACTAATAGGGTGTCTGCAGGTACTGAATCAGTAGCTGAGGTTTTTGATGTTATGATACCCTGGTTAATTAAGGTATTAAAAATTACAGTACCTGTTTCAGTTTGTCCGTCAAAGCTGATTGAATTACTAGTAACGTCACCTGTTAAACTAAAAACTGTAGGACTTGCTAGCTTTGAAGCAGATCCGCTAATCTGTCCTGTAATATTACCAATAACGTCACCGTTAAATCTTCCCACAAACGAGTTGGCATAGATATTTCTAAAAGGTCTAGCAGATGTACCGATATCATATAATCCTGCGGCAGCATCCGACGACGGTAACATTACTGATCCAGCAACTTGATTACCGTTAGTATCAACACTAGTAAAATGCAATAATCCTTTAGCAGAGATATCGCCGTCGACTGCTAATCCCTTGGCAATAGTTGCTCCGCCTGTAGTGCTAATACTAGCACCACCAATTGCATTAACATCATTTGTTCCAGTAATAATTAGTTGGCCAGCAATGCTATTATCAGAATCATCTTTGATTTTTAAAGATCCTTTAACATCTAATACTGTAGAAATATTAGTATTGTTATAACCTATACCAACTTTATTAGTTGCATCAATATATAATGCAGTAGAAGTAAGTCCATTATTAATCAAGTTAAATTGTATCGGAGATCCACTAACTTTATTATAGAGAATTGTTGAATTACCAGTTGTACCAATGTTAAAACTTAGGTTACTACCTACAGTTATACCACCATCTGAACGTATGTTTAATGGAAAGTTTCCAATACTCAATGCATCTCCGCGCAAGAAACTTGCGGCAGGCACTGTTGATCCGTTAACCAGTAGTCCGTCTGCAGATGTTGCTGTCCCGTTAAATCTAGTTGGATTTGTTGTATCAGTAGAACCTACAGAGGTTAAAGTGATACCTTGTTTGATACTGTTGAATCCTGTAATAACACTCTTTGGTGAAAAAGATTCTTTGCTTATAATTGCAATTCTATTGTTATTTGAATATAATGTAACTACTGAATGGTCAGTGTTAGTTGTATCTGTAATAGTTTCTACTTGAGGACCTGTTAAAGTTCCTGCACTAAACTGCGGGCCGACTAATAACCAGTTTGATCCCGAGAAAATATACAACTGTTGATTAACTGTGTCTGCCCATAAATCGCCAGGTAAGCTATTAGCTACTGATGGGCGTGAGCTGCCTTTCTTCAACGAACCTGCAGGAGTCCATGTAGTGCCATCATATACCAGTAGCGTATTTGACGTTGTATTATACCATAACTGTCCTTGCACTGGATTTGATAGTGCAACGCTGGCAGGAACGTTTGCCGACGACTGAGGGCTTGCAAAATTTTCTAGAAGATGTAATAAATCTTCAGCTATCGGTTTTGCATATCCCGGATAATTTTGTCCAACAAATGCCAAACTGGTATCAGTATTCAGCTGTTGATCTAAAACTTTAATAGGAACTTTTGTTGGGTTCGAAGAATCTGTAAATGTAACTTGGTACGTCATTTATTAGACTCCCACTAGGCCGGTAAGGCTTTGAATTCGCACAGTATAATCGATTTGAATTAAACGATTTAAACTTTTTTGCACAGGATGAAATATCACATGTGTTAATAATAAACTGTGTCCAGTAGAACTATAACTCTTAAGTCCAAGTTCATCAAAAATATATGCACTTGAATTAGATCCAGTATCAAATGCGTTCTGATTTGAAGGTTCACCATAGTCTAATAAACAGGTAACAAATACATCTGTATAGTTCGTCCCTGTTAAGTGTCTCACTTCAATATAGTTTCTTGTAGGATCTGTATTATTACTTGAATTTCCATCTACAACTTTATAAAATGTTTCATTGTAAAGACTTGCATTAGTGCCGGTGCTGTTAGGCGTAAGATATGTAATAATACCTGTCGGATCAACTGCGGTTCCGCCGTTACCAAATGACATTTGATAGATATGTCCTTCACCGCTATTAGCAATACTTGATGCTAATGCAACGCTGATATTTTCATAATGGATGGCGTTTCTTTTATCTACAAACACTTCTTGAGATTCGGGATTCCAAATCTTAATGTGTCCTTCAATATGAACTCCAGTTGTATCTTTACTCTGCATATTAAACTCTCTTTATCTAATATTTATCTAAACTTATTAACTGCTAGTTTTACTAAGCGGTTACTGCTTTAACTACCACAAATTGAAGCTGTGGTGCTTCTGTTGGTGTAGCTGAGCCGGTATTATTTCGTAAATAAATGGTAGCTGATCCGTTTCCAGGAGCGGCTGTTATGCTATATAATCCTAATGTACCTGCAGAAATATGCTGTACGTGTACGATATCAGTCGAACTAATGCAACTATTTGTTAAGACAAATGATTGTGTAGTGTTTGCTGGTATAGATCCGCTGATCATTGTAATTTGGCCTGTTGGTTTGTTTAAGGTAACGCTGGTCGTTCTACTAGTCCCTTGAACAACCGATCCACCCGCGCCAGTTGAATAACCGATACCGCCAGTACCGCTAGTTAAAACACTTGTTGTACCCACTAATGTTGTAAATTTTCCAGTAGATGCCGTAGTGAATCCAATTGCTATGTTATCAATATAGCCAGTACCGCCAGATGTCATAGTAATTGTAGCAGTTCCTGATGTGGTATAACTTTGATTATTACTAGTAGTATTGATTGCGATTGTGCCTGTTGCAGTTAACGATGTCCCTGTTAGGGCTGTAAATGTCCCTGCGGCTGCCGCAGTACCACCGATAGCTGGCGGGCTTGCTAGATATGTACTAAATCCTAAACCACTAACTGTAGAACTTGCGGCTAGTGTTGTAAAATTACCTTGTGCCGCTGTTGTTCCACCAATATTCATGTTATTAATGTTACCAGTAGCTCCAGAAGTAATCGTTACTGATCCTGTTCCGTTTGTAGTATAACTTTGATTATTAGTATTAGTGTTTGCAGTTATAGATCCAGTAACTGTTAATCCGGTTAGTGTGCCTACACTAGTTAAGCTACTGGTTACCACTGTCGAATTTAACGTTGCACCAGTCAATAATCCAGCGGCGGCTGTAACCGATCCAACTACTTTTGAACTAGATATACTTGTAATCCATGCAGGATCTGCATATGACCCTGTTGTAACTACGCCGTCTGTTACTGTTCCTGTTACATTTCCTGTTACATTTCCAGTTAAGTTTCCAGTAAAACCTGTAGTAGCTGTAATAGTAGTACCGCGGATCGTAGATGCTGTGGTTCCACCAATAGCTGGAGGACTTGCAAGATATGTGCTAACTCCGGCGCCACTAAGAGTACCATTAACTACTAGTGCCCCTGTGATCGTTTCAGTGTTAGTTACTGTTTCATTACTAACGGTAGTAGTAGTTCCATTAACTGTTAAATTTCCGCCGATGACTACATTACCGCTTGTAGTTAAACTTGAGAGTGTTCCTACTGATGTTAGACTAGAGTTAACGACGGATGAACCTAATGTTGTACCGGTGATACTGCCTGCGTCGACAGAATAAATTGGAATTACAATATCCTGAGACCCATCAAAATTAACGCCATTGATTTTTCTTGGAGATTGCAATTTTGTAGCAGTGCCGGCATTACCAACAATAGTACCTTGGATAGGAGAGGTAACTGTTAGGTTTGATAAGGTACCTACGCTGGTTAAACTACTTGAAACTACTGTGTTCGATAATGTATTTCCAACTAATGTGCCTGCGTTAATTGCAGACAGACCAGGAATTACAGTCCAGGACAATACTGATCCGTCGGTAGTTAAAACTTTTCCACCATTTCCTGTTTGTGGAGGAACTTGTTTAGCATATAATTCAGTAAAATTTGAATTAATTTTTTCAGCGCCAACTCGAAGAGGATCTCCCACTCCGTTGTTGGCTGCGCTACCGATGTTAATAACTTGTTGTACCATTGTCCTATTCCTTAATTTTTATCTAACTGCGTATTTAACCTTTTATTTTTTGGCATTTTAATTATCTAGCACCAGTAGTTCTTCGAGGATACGCTACCCCCGTTGCTGGTCTTGCGCCATAATTTAATTTAGGAAACGTTGTTCCTGTATGAAAATATTTGTAAATTTGATCAGCTTTGGGTGATCCTAATCCGGTAACTGCGTCCCAACCAGATGTAGTAGTATAACCATTAGTATATCCGTTTGCAGAAAGCACATTATCGCCGCTGGTAATATCATTAAACATTGTTGTTCTATTAGTATACCAAGTAGTCATATTAAATGGTATCCTTGTACCTAACAAGGTGTTTAGTCTAACCCATAATCCGGCTAGCAACGGTGCTGACGCACTAGTACCTCCCCATTGCTGGAGAGAGCCACTTACATAAAATGCAAATCCAGAGTTTGGATCAGCAGGTGCGCTAATATCAGGAACTCCTCTCCTTGGAAGAGACGTTGCAGTTCCTAGTACGCCTGCTGATGTTTTTGTTGTATAAGAGCTGGTGGACTGCCAAGTGGGCAACGCTACAGAACTACTAATGCCGCCTCCAGAGCCGGACCATGCTACTTCACTAGTAATATTATTACTGCCGTCGAGACTTATGCTTGTGCCACCGGCTGAAACCATATACTGACTACAGCAAGTTGCCGCCATACTTAAATTAACTGCTCCGCTATCACCCGAGCTAACAAATACTGTTATACCCTTTGCCACACAGGCTTGCAAGGCTGTGTCAAATTGTATACCGTCACCTATTCCCCAACTAATGTCAAGGGCACTAGGATTATTTGTGGTATCGTTGGCAGCAGCCAATATATTATCGATGATAGATTGATTACCAGTGTTCGGTGCTGTGTAGTAAGCAATCTTAGCTTTTGGCGCCATTCCTGCTGAACAGTAAATATCTAGCATGCTTTCAGCATCGCTTGTTGTACTAGCTGTAGCTCCGTCTACGTTTACCTGAACAATAGTAGGCGGAGTTAACCCTATACGAGTAAAACTACTTGTCACGTCTGATGTACTATACCCGGTTACATATCCACTATAGGTTAATTCAAAAATACCAATGCATCCACCGTTCCCATCGCCCGCTGGGACCTTGTAAGCAGTGGCCATTTGTATCGGTGTTACTGCACTTAGAAAAGGATTTACAACATTTGGATCAACTGACTGGGGTTCGAATTTTACCGCATGTTTTACTGCAAGAAAACTTTGATCAAAACCGGGAACTGATTCAACTACATCAGCTATTTCACTAGGAATAGTTATGTCACCGTCCGGCATCATATAGGTTCTTTCACCGTCTGTGACATCTTGAAGAGTAATATTAAAAAGATTATTAAACGTGCCAACTGTTCCAGTAACTTTAACAACTGATTGTCCGTGGTGCGATTCGGAAACAGTTAATCCGTTTCGTTCAGCCCAGGCAACAACGTTATCTAAATCATCATCAGTTGCGCCAAATTGATAAACAAATTCTGCGTGTCCTAGTATCGGCTGAGTGCCGGCAAGAACACCGTCAGCATACTGTTGCAAGGTCATACCATTCTCATGCTTATCTCGTTTGAGATATATGCTGATTAGTATTTCATCGTTAATGTTTTTAGCAACTGTGGTCATATTAAATTTCTAACTTGAGATATGTGATTGTAACTGTAATAGCACTTGTAGAACCACTATTATTATAAATTTTCAAATACATGTTTGTGCCCGGAGTTCCGTCTGCATTAAATCCAATAATAGCCGGAGTAAATGATGTAGTTGTTGCTGTTGTTGTGATTGTTTCTGCAACTACTCCGCTACCCGGAGTTGGGTCAGTTGTAATACTTCTACTGCTGTCATTACTCTGTGCAGTTGAACTTGTATATACTGTTACCCACGCTCCGGCACTGACTTGAATACTATATAACGCATATCCCTTAGCGGCTGCGACTGTGGCTGTGGCGCTGGCTTGATAGGCTAGGCTCGCAGTAGTAGTTGCAACTGTTAGTCTACTAGATAATGCACTACCAGTAACTGTAGTTGATCCGCCTAGAGCTACTACTGTTCCGTTAATAGTAATTGAGTTATTGGCAATATAGTTATTAGCAATTGGTGTTCCCTGCCAAGTTCCCGATGCAATAGTGCCAACACTAGTTAGACTACTACCAACTACTGATGCATTTAGTGTAGCGCCTGTTAGTGTTCCAGCTGCCGCTGATACTGTTACACTACCGCCTAGGCTTACACTTGTTCCATTAATTGTAACACTACTGTTTGCCAACGAAGAATTACCAATAGCACTGAATCCTGATCCAATCGCACCACTAGTTAGTGTGCCTACGCTGGTTAAACTACTTGATGTTACTGTGGCATTTAAAATATTACCAGTCAACGAACTTGCGGCCGCTGTAACTGTTCCACTAGCTCCCAAGTTAATTACAGTGCCATTAATTGTAACAGAACTGTTCTGGAGACTAGAGTTTGCAATGTTCGATATAGTATTATTTGAACCATTGATCGTTTTATTTGTTAAAGTTTGAATTCCAGCTAACGTTGCTGTTACTGCGGTATCAACAGCAATAGTTACTGGAGTGGCTCCGTTAAATGACGTTCCTGTTAATCCTGTACCAATTGTCAATGTTGAAGAAGTAGCTGTTGAAATTGTTATTGAACCACCTAGTGAAACTGTAGATCCATTAATGGTAACGCTGGCATTGGCCAAGGCCGCATTTGGAATGTTGGTAAAGGTATTACTACTTCCGCTCATCGACTTATTAGTCAAGGTCTGTGCAGTACTTAATGTAGCAACAACACCGGTATCTATCGACAATGTATTAGATGTGCCACCTTGATAAGAAGATCCTGCACTACCAGTTAAGCCTGTTCCAAATGCTAGTGCGTTTGGATTCGGTGCTGTGATTGATCCCGAACCACCTAAAGCTATAATTGTACTGTTGATTGTGAACGTACTGCTAGCCAGTGCGGTATTTGGGATTGGTGTAAATCCGACACCAATAGCACCGCTAGTTAATGTTCCAACAGTTGTTAAACTACTTCCGACTATCGAACCACTCAGCGAAGATCCTAACAAACTTCCTGCATTTGCCTGTATAGTGCTGTTGGCTATCGTAATACTAGCGCCGTCAACTTTAACACCTCCCAGTGTGCTGGTAGATGCTGTTGGTAATGAATATCCAATCGCACTAATTTGTCCAGTAATGGCATTAATACTAATACTTGTGCCATCAACTTTTACACCACCAAGGACTGATGATGTAGCTTGGGGTAGTGTATAAGTTCCCGGAGCGCCGGTTATTTTGCTGTAGGCTAAACTGGTAATCCAACTTGGATCAGAATAAACACCTGTTGTGTAAACTCCGTTGGTTACTGTTCCTGCATTTCCAGTAACGCTACCATTGATTGGATTTAATACCGTTAAGTTTGCCAGCGTTCCAACACTAGTTAAACTACTGTTAATAACGTTAGCTGCCAACGTAGTACCAGTAAGCGCATTAGCACCCACAGTTGCCTGATTAGAACTAATAACTCCGTTGTTAATTGTAATGGTCGAACCGTCGACTTTAACTCCGCCTAACGTTGTTGTACTAGAAGTAGGGAGAACATATGATGGTGGAATAACCGGTTTATCCAACAAGTCATTATAACTTCCACTAGTCGATACTGTCGACAAACCGGATATTTTAGATGATGCTAAACTAGTAATCCATCCCGGATTGATATAAGATCCAGTAGTGTAGACTCCGTTGGTTACAGTGGCCGCATTTCCTGTAATGTTTGCAATAGGTACAATACTGATCGTTCCGTTGACAATCCTTATAGTTGTTCCGTCAACAATAACACCACCGAGCGTAGTAGTTGATGCTACTGGAAGATTGTATGAATTTGCGCCCGAAGCTCTAATAACTCCGTTATTGTCAATGTTGATAGTTACACCGTCAACTTTAACGCCGCCCAATGTTGATGTTGTTGCTTTGGGCAATACATACGCACCTGAAGTATAAATCCACAATAAATTAGTACCATCTGTTGATAATACTTTACCAGAATTACTTGTTTGCGAAGGAATTTGATTCGCATACAATTCTGTAAAATTGTCGTTGATTTTTTGGCCACCGGTTCGTAACGGGTCACCGGTACCATCGTTCGTCCTAATTCCAGTATTAATTAATTGTTGCGACATCTTAGATTCCTTGATCAAATGTTATATCATTAGCGTCAAACGAGCCACTGCTATCAAACGATGATGCAAGTGAACCTGTTCCAACGGTAAATTGAATGTTTGTATTATCCCATGTTATTTCTGTACTATCAAATGTATAAACAGACTTTATAACTAGCGGTTGTTGTTTCTCGTCTACATACCAAACACCCGGTGTAGCACGTAAAAATCTTCCAATTTCTCCACTATCTTGTTGTATGTTTAAATTACTGTCCCAAGAAACACCAACACGTTTCACCACAGTAACTAATGTTCCATATGGTAATACTGTATTTAATTGTACTGCTGGTGTTGTACCGTCAACCGTAAAGTCAGCTGGTAGCGTCACGTCTCCCTCGGGACTATAAGGAGCAACATTTAAATTGTGTACAGCATATGATTGTTTCTTTAATCGTATATTACCGATAAAGAATTGATAAACTGTGGAAGGTGCCGCACTAGCTGACAGTACAGTTCCTTCAGGGCTGTATGTAGTAACATTACTAGAGAAAGTCAATCCGCTAGTATGGTCAATTAAAACAGTATATGTATACTCGCCTACTGAAATTAAAGTTCCTGCTGAGAAGAAAGTTAACGGAGTCCATTCTACATTGGCGCTATATCCACCTGCAAATACTTCAACCGCGCTAGATGCTAGGTTTGTTGCATCACTGATTGTCATGCTTGAACCCTTGTAAGTCCAAGTTGTATCAAATCCTCCAGGAACAAATCCTGTAGAAATAGTGTTAGAACCAGTTGATCGGATTTGTTCAGTAATTAATTTTTCAGTATATGGTATAGTTTCACTAGGTCCAATCTCTTGAACAATCGCACCGCGATTATGCTTGACCGGGATTCCAGTTCCTAATGTACCGCGGCGAATTTGTCCTAATACATTTCCGTTAATTGAAAAATATTCGATACGTTCTCCCCTGATCATTATAATACCAGGTTTATTTTTTGCAGGGTTTGGTAGATCAAATCCGCTAGCATTTTCTACTGTGATTGTAATGTCGTTGTAGTTTAAATCTGCTAGTAATCTAGTTCTCTTACTTGCACTTAAACGTTTAAAGATAACTCGATTTAACATATCTTTAAACTGCATATACGCAATACCAGAAGTAATTACATTTGATCCAAATGTAATTAAAGTTATTTGATCGTTTAAATCAGGATAGATTGCTAGTGTAACAGATGAAAAATCATCGTTCAATTTATAATCTATACCAGGAACTAAAAGTGTACTATTCTTAAGTACCCACACATAGTTGTCATTAATCACCGGCCTGTCTAGTGGAATTATACCGCTGGTTACTTCTTTATAATTAAAATATTCAACTGTATCCTGAGTAATTTGCAATGAAGATGTTATGGTAATAGCAGTACGCTGAATATCTAAGATATCATGTTTGTAAGATGAAATCACTTCAATTACTTGATTATGATTATACTGCTGTTTAAAAGTAATTTCACGTGTAGTCGGATTATATGAATACCCTGAAGAAGATTGTACAGCAATAATTAATTCTGTATTTTTATAAATTGAATAAGTTGTTTTATTAATTTTTACAGTAATTCCAGCTAAGTCAACACTATAATCTTTTCCTCGAGTAAGAACAATACCGTTAGCCAATACCTTAATATCATTCACAGAAACAGAATACGGCACGAATCTAGTTGGGTCGATCGTATAAGATAACTTGTTATTTTTTATATTAAAATAGCTATTGATCGGACCTTGAAGAATATTTTGATCTACACGAACTATCATATTAGTTTCGTTAGGCAAATTATCTCCAACCGGGTAAGACAGCGTATAGGTATAGCTACTACCGTTTGGTATTATTTTTTCTTTCTTTGTAATAGCAAAACTCTGCTGATTACCTGCCACAATAATAAATGATATTAGTGCTCCGCGGGCAGGCTCTGACGTGAATTTAATTCCAACAAAATTAGGTGTTGTGTAGGTGCTGTCAGTTTTAAATAGTTCAACATTTTGAGAAATACCATCAATGTAAACTAAAGAAGTAATTGAAGATAACCACGGAGCTCTAGTTATAAATTCAGCAGTTACACCGTCACCAACAAAGTGATCGATATCAAGAATATTTGAACCATTATATCCTATGGTGAAAATACTTATTGAACTATCGATTGCCGGAGTTGTTGTAAGATTTATAGTTTGATTTCTATAATCAAATGTATAGTCAACTTCCTGAGTTAAAATATTATTGTTTATTTTAACAATTACAGCCTGTGGACTATTTGGGATCTGTGTTACCAAATAAGAATTTGTAGATCCGTCAGCAATATAATTGTCAATTTTTATATTTGCAGAACCAGTACTTGGTTGATCAAATACTTTGATTGCTAGAGTATCTACTACCTGTCCAGGAACCACTTCCTCCGGAGCTGGACTAGTTGTTGGGGTTACAAATCCGTCGCCGTCGACAATAATATCATCTGCTAGTACTCCAGTTGCAGTCGAATACGCTAGATTTCCGCCATCTAATACTGTATCAAAATCAGAACTTTGTGGTGTTAATGATCCGTCACTAGTTGAACTTCTCCAAGTAAACGTATCTCCATCATTAACAGTAAAATCAGGAGGAATAACAAATACTGCAGAAGTACCGTCTGCTACTGGTGTATTAAAAATAGCATCTTGGTTTACTTGTCCCTGTGTTCCATAATCCGGATCGTCTAAACGAATTGTGCCAGAACGGCCAATAATTGTAATAACAGATCCTGCCGGAGCTGGTTCAGTTAATGAGAATTTACCGTCACCGTAGACATACGCATCGGTAGGTATTGCCAAGGTCCTAGTAAATGTTATTGCTGTGCTAACTGGTATAGTTAGATATAAAATTTGATCTAATAATACTATATTAGTCGATACATTAATTTCTTTTACCTTAACATTATATGCAAATGCATCTGTATAACTAGATACAGATGTAACAACGTCTCCAACTTTTATCCCCGATACAGATGTTAATTTTAAATAATATTGACCGCTATGGTTAGTGGTTGTTGTTGGAGTAGCTGTTGTATGTGAAATAGCAACTGTGATTGTAGGTGTTACGTCCGAATATACTTTACTAAAACTGTAAGTAAATACTGTTTGAGAACCGTCTGAATTGTGAGTATCAACTATGGCGGCAGTATAGTAAACATTTAACAATGTTCCAGCTGGCGGAGCATACTGTAAATTAAAAGTATGTGTGTTGGCCGGTACAGTTATAACGTAATCGTTAAACTGGCCGCTGAACGTATCCCACTTATCAGAGTAGTAAGGAAGTGTTCCCCAACCAGAGCTAACATCAAAATTGAATGAGTTAACGTTGACGCCACCGTAGTCGATGCCTGTCATCAGTTGTTTAATATCTTTACCAATATCTCCAACTTCTGGATTGTAGTAAAACTGTATTCTGTCAGCAGCCGACAGCATATTCCAGTCTTTTAGATACGTGATAACAATTTTATCACCTTTAGCTGGCGGTAATCCTGAAGGAAGATTAAAGGTTAATAAACCGCTGTATGTGGTATATCCTTTCGCTGTTGATTTCTTAAACGATAATTTATAAAAATCACGAAGAATTATAACATCATTAATAGTAACCGTTGTGTTGCCAACACGAACATCTGGAGCCCAGATTAAATTAAATTGTACATGGACACCGTCGCCTGCTAATGTTTCTGTTTTTGCTAAATCAGCCACGGTATAAGAATAGTTTAGACGATCAAATTTAATATTAATTAAGTTTGTTCGCACAACTGCATTTCCGATATATGCCACCGCTCTCGCCGGAGTGCCGCCGTCTTGTAGGCCGCCATCGATGATAACAGTTGGCGCACTTAGGTACCCACTACCTGAAGTAAGTAGTATAACTCGACTAACAGATCCGTTGGTAACAAATGCTATTCCGGATGCTCCAGTACCGCTAGAACTAATAATTTTAACTGCCGGCTGTGTGATATATCCGCTACCGCCTGACACTAGTTGTAACTCTAATACTTCGAATCCGATATTATCTAACCAATTTTTCCAAGGTACAACGTTAATGTTTGTATCATCAGCAACGATAGCATCGTTGACAATATACGGCAACACTGAGCGATTAGATCCTTGTTCGTATGCTGGCGGTAAATCAAAATCACTAATTGCTGTTTGTGTATTATCTACAGCATCATAAGAACTTACATATTCTCGCACAACAGTCCTGTATGGTTTTACCTCATTCACATAGTCTTGGAAATTACTCAGATTATCTGGAAGATAATTTACAGGCTGATTTAATTGCCCAACATTGTGTTGTGCTTTAACAAAGCTAGATTTAAAAATCCAATCAACATAATTTTGCTCAGATAAAACATATCGAATGGAAGTAAAGAATAGATTTAAATACGATGATTTTAATTCTCCTATAAAAATCTTATTTCTAAACGCTGTTAAAATAATTCTTAATTCTAAACTTGCAACAGTATCGAAAGTTACTCCGTCGTATGTGCTGGCATCATAACCGATTCCTGTGTTAGAAAAATTATACAAAGAAGAATTAAATTGTATCGTTCCATTTTCTTGTGCAACGACTTGATAATTTGTTGTCCAGTCGTTTGAATCAACTATTGCATATCGGTATAGTACTTCCCATCCGTTTCCGGCATACTTAACTTTGACCAATTGACCGATCGATGGATCGATGCTGTTAAGTTCTGCAAATGTGTTAATTAAATAGTCCGGCGCAATAAACTGATTATAACCGGTATCAAACCAATCTACCTTTGACCAATACTTGGTCACATCATACGTTTTAGATTTAGTTCTTGACCAAACATCGTAGTCCGGATCGTATGAATATATACTCCAGCTGCCGTCGGCCTGTGAATCAGAAAGTACTAAAACAGAATAGTCTCGAATCGAACACGTTGTCGAGTCGGTGTATCCAATACCTTGAGATAAGATAGTAACTCCGATAATCTTACCAGTTGAACTAAGGGTAGCTCTAGCAGACGCACCCTCACCCGTTCCAATAAATTCAATGAATGGTGCAACTAGATATCCCTGACCGCCTTGATTTATTGTAACTCCAACTATTCTTCCGTTTACTATTTGAGGCGATAGTGACGGACGTTTAAATGCTCCAGTATTGGCAAATATTAATTCAGCATCGGTATCTTTAGTCAGATCGTAGGATCCTGTTACTGTCGATGGAATAGGGTCAAACGATTCTAAATCTGTAATGTCTCTACTGTTAACTATTTGACGGTTAATCAACAACAAGTTAGCCTGTTCGATTACTTGCTTTAATGCTTCGAATCTATTAACAAACATTCCCTGTCTTGGACGATTCTCAATGCCATAGCGTAGTTTAACTGGTAGAGATACATCGGGAACTTGTCTTCCGTTTGTATCTTTTCCGCACAGGCTATCAAACCATTTTTGTTCAATAGCAATAGGTAATTCTGTAGTTGGATCTTCGCTAATAATCTTCCATTCGCTATGGACATTTTGATTTGTTTTTTCAGTCAACCAATATTCTAACGACAGTACAATATCAGTTCCCGCTAATAGATTTTTAGCATTTACAATACTAAAGGAATTGCTACTGGTTAGTCCGACAAATTTATATCCTTGGCCTCGAGGATTGGCAATCACTGAAGATACTTCTCCAGCAGATATATTTCTTCCAGAGATATTTGGTACTATTGTTTTGTTCTTAACCCAGAAATAATATGTATTTTTAAATGACTGACTTATGGTATCATATCGTTGACTAATAGAATATGAACTATTACCATACAACGATTGTCCGCTAATGCCCTGTGCTAGTCCTGGGGTAGTATCGGCTAGGGCGTCCCAGGCTTCGGGTAGCAATGACGACGATACCCACTCATAGATATCAATGCTTGCACCATGCGCTAAAGTGCTATAATTGCTGTTTCGATAAACAACATCATCTTCAAAAATATTAATAAATTTAGCAGTCCTTAAATCCCACCATAGTTGACCAACATGTTCAGAGCCCCACGATATTGTGCTGTCTACCGTAACAACTAACGAATCACCTTGAGAATAAATTGCTGGATCATAGAACGCTTTATACTTGATTTCTTCTTCGGCTATTCCAGGAATTTTTCCTTGTAACGGATCAACAACGTCGATGTATGTTACTAGTTGATTTGTATTTCTATTATACAAGAACGCTTTTTTAATTTTAGTAACGTCAGGAACATCAATTTGTCTATGAATTATATTCCAACTTTGACTATTTGGTTTTTTATCGTAGCTATAAATTTTACCGGATCTAGTTAAAAGAGATACGATGCCGTTTCCGCTTCCAGTAGCAACTGCAATAAATGTATCTCCTACTGAATATGTTTGTCTAACTCTAGTAGTACCTGCAACTGTATTCCAATCAGTAGTTCCAAGAGATACAATTTGATATCGATTTCCAACTTGAATAGCCTGTGGTGAAACTCGACTTAATACATCGTAAGCCGATGGCGCTCCAACAAACACATGATTTCCAGAAACTGCAATTCCTGTTCCGTATCCATCTCCTGCAACATTATCTGAATCTAAAGTTTCGCTATATACCCAGTTAGATACATATCGAGTATAAATGTCAATGCGACCGCTACCGGAATGTATTGTTACAAATGCTGTTGAATCTTTATCAAATGTTGTAGCCTTTGAATCAAATGTCATCGGTAAAACTGTTGATTCATTTAGACTAAACACTGCAATATTGTCGTCATCCATAAACGACACAGTATTTCCAAAGTAACCTGAAACTTCAGGTTGATGGTTAATTAATTCCTGCGAAGGTGTTCCGGCAACAAATAATGTTCCAACATAGCTTCCATAGTTTGAAGTTGTCGGATCATAACGATAAATGTATACTGCGCCTTGATTAGTCTTTGTTTCTGTTGCACGGCTATCTGTTATTATTAGATAAGCACCATCAGATGATAATGATATGCTTTGACCAAATGAACTATCGTTGCCTGTTATGACCTGATTAATTGACCCGCTATAAATGTCAACTGTTCCTAAACTTAAATTATCAACAGTTAATGTAGTACTTGAAATAGCTAGTTTTGATTCATCTGTACTCAGTGAGACATTAGTACCAAAGTTTCTTGAAGAAATTCTACCAGTTTTAGTATTAGATAAAACATAACTCCATCCAACTGTGACAAAATTTATGTTCCCCGAAGGAGTTGCGTTAGGTATTCCACTTAACTTTAAAGTTTTTCCATCGGCTAGTACTTCAATAACTGTTTGATTATCAGTCAGACCAGTGCCTTGTGCAATCATGCCTGAAGAAATTCCGGCTGTTGACGTCAGCACTATAGTTGTACCAGAACTACCAACAGGGTTATAAGATGAAGTGGCTCGTAATTTAGTTAGATAAGAAATTTCATACACTCTACCAACACCGCCATTATAACCCGGAGCTCCGATGAACAATGTAGATTGTCCAAACACTAAAGAAGAACCAAACAATTCTCCTTGGGCTGGGTAAGGACTGACTATCGTATCTACTAAAATGTAGTTGTTATTTGCATCTCGCTGATATAAAGATACCACCCCTTGAAGTGTTATCCCAGATGTATGTCCTTGATAATCAATAGCCACATATGATTTTTCTCTCCAGTATAAAATATTGTTAACTGGGGTGCTTACTGGAACTGCTAGAGTTGAAATTGCTTCATAATACACACGGTTGTGAGAAGAATCTAATACGTAAACAATCGTACCGGTTGTATAGGCATCGTAGGCAGAATCCCATAGCCCGGCATTGTGTGTTGATAATCTTGTATATACTTGTCCAACATTTGGAGAGCCTGTCGCTAACCAACTGCCGTCTGTACTAAAGGCAATCACTGTGGCAAAATCTTTGGTATAATTGAAATTATAAGGTTCGACGTAGGGTTTCTGAATTGTTTGACGTTGTATCCAAGGTTGTGCTACGCTAGACTTGTCGTAGGTAATTACTATTCCGTCGTTTGTTGATGTTGCAACAGTATACCCATCCTTGCGAATAGCTATAGAGCGACCATAACTTAACAAATATGCTGGAGATGTATTTGGAATTTCTTTTTTAGCAAAAACTGAATTATATTTCCATACCGCCCATTTACCACTACCGTCGTCATCTGTCCACAGCAATTCGTTTTCTTTTAATTTTCTAGGAACAATGCTGTCAATGTTATCAACAGACGATGCACGTTGAGTCAGTAGTGCATAGATTGTTATAGTATCTTGCTGTAAAAACGGAGATAAAAATCCAGGAACTTCTGTTTTGATTATAATATTGTTTAGGCTAACACTTGTTATTTTATAAAATCCAGGAAATCCTGTAACTTGAGATATACCAATATATGTTCCGGCTGTTAGTGTAACAAGATCTCGTGTAACAATGGTTAATGTTTTAATAGTATCATCATATGTAACATCTGTTACTATTAAATTTACATCTGTAAATCGATAGATATTCCATTCTGATTTTTCAAATGTACACCATACATAACTTCCATTAGTATACTGTGTAATATCTTCATAGACAATATCATCGATAGTGGTCAATGTTTTAAACACGTCTGAAGACCTTACATATCCTGCAGATCTCAAAATTGGAGTATAGTTTGTTGCTATAGGGAAAGGTTTTGAAGTATATCCCAATGGCTTAACGTATACGTCGTTCGGAGTTTGCCTTATAATAAAATCGTACTTGGTCGAATCAACACTGTTAACTAATTCAAAGCCTTGAGGATTGTTTTTAAATAAAGCCTCGTCTAAAACAAATTCAATGTTTTCAAAAGAGCCGCTGGCTCCGTATTGTCCAACACGCAAGGCCCATTCTTCATAAAATTTTAGACTTTCTTTATTTTCAGAGCTTAATACATCAAATAATTTATTAAGAACATTTTGTGTTCCCTTTTCACGTATCATACCTTGATAAAACTTAAACTCGCTTACATCATTTTGTATGATGTTTTCAAGATATTGTCGCTTTTGATAACCGATGAGATGCTGTGCAACTCGCTGTTGTGCAACATCGAAATTATCGCTATTTAAATTATAAAAATCTGTAAACTGTCCTGCCTTATATGTCCAGTTTGGTATTAGTTTAGAAGACGGTTTTGTCTTTAATTGCTGCCATTGCTTTGTATCTAATGTAGCAGATGCTGGCACAAACGATCCCATAGGATTAGCTTGAAAGTAATATTGCCCTTGTTTAACTAAATCGCCAGGATAGTAAATTTTGTAAGGCAACCAATTTTCTACAGCGGCTTCGTCAAATATAAAACCAGGAATATTTAAACCACCAGTCCAATCGCTACTAACATACGAAGACACTTTAATTTTATCTTGTTTATACCCAGTCTCTGGAGAGTATATGATATCATTAAATCGAGTAGTATTATTAAGAATAACTACATGTTCTTTTTGTACTAGGTAAAAACTTGCGCCATAAATTCCGTCAGATGTTCGAGAACCATAACTAACAGAATTGTCTTGTCTATAGAAATTTATGAAGTTAGGTGATAATGCAGTTGCATCGACTTTATAAATTTCGTATTGATTAAATCCGTTTGTGATACTATCAACTACAGCATTTTTTGTAGTGAATGATATTTTATTTGCGCTAGGACTTAGGCTTATAGCAGAGCTACCAATTGTGCTAAGACCATCTAAATGAACAAAATCATCATATGGAAATGATGCTACAGCAGGAACAGTTCTGATAGCCTTGTAATACTCTCCATTGATTCTCAAAATCGATCCGAACGGATAAGATGTATTTGGTTGCCAATCGGCCCACTTGTCTTGTCCGGTAGACCAATTCTGGATTGACCAGAACATAAACTCTCTAGCTGATGTTTCCCAGTTGGCTACTGCACTAAGTCCAGAATTAAAGTCGTCGAAAATAAATCCTTGATCTTTTAGATATTCTCCGTAGCCTAAGATAAAATCAACAACATCTTGTATTGTTGTAAATTTTGTCCCATAAGGTACTGTTGTTTGTACATTCTTGTTGAACATTTTTCTGAAATAGGCATTTGCACCACCTATGATTGGCAGTGAAGCCATCTTACTATAGTTCTGTGATTCAAATACTAGGCCGCTACTAATTGTTTGTAGCACTCTATAATATGAATTTCCATATAGAACAACATCACCCTTTTGATATTGACTATTTGTATTCCATGTTTGAAAACTTTCAGATATACCGCCGACATTAACTAAATTTCCAGATACTGACCAAGGATAAGATATAAAATAAGGTTTTGTTTGACTATATCCCTTGACCTCAAATCCGTCTGTCAACTTACTGATAACGATGCCGCTATAAGTTAATTTCTGAATTGGACTAGAAGAATTTAATATTATATCATAATCTTCTTGGGGTATAAAAATGTTTCCGGTGTTAGATGGACTCTTAGAATTTAAAAGTAAATTAAATTTTTCTTTTCCAGTAAATGCGCCGACTCTGTATGATAACTGCGCTGACAAATGCTGTAAATTATATTTGTACTCGTTATAAAATTCCGAGGTAGTTCCGGAAATATAGTTAACTAGGTAATTGACAATTCCAGCGGTTGACACTCGTGTGTCGCTGGTAATGACACTTGGTAAAGACAATGAGTCAGGAGATATTCTCAAGCCAGTATCAGTATAAACAAGTTGTCCCGACATGTCTCGGGCGATTCTTGATCTATCAAATAATAAACCAAATGTTTTTGCCGGAGTTAGTAGTATAGATGCTAACAATACACTAAACGGATAATGACTACTTCTTCTCCATGTTGATTCGACTGGACCGACATCGCCGAATACAAAATTTGTAGCTACCTTTTGAGAAATAAGACCACGGACTACGCCGGAAAATATTGGACTTACTAAATTTCCTGATTCGTCAACAGGTAGATGATTTAATAAAAACGGTTTTATATATTTGCTATTAACTGTAGGAGTACTTCCTGGGGTGCGAACCGTGCCAGTTGAGATATCAGTCCACATGACTATATTGTCACTAGTATATGGTGCCGGACCATACAGGCTTTGCCACCAAGATGGCTCTATTGAGAATCCTAGCATCTCCCAAGGACAAATATTTGGTCTGTCAGTATCGTACATCCATCGATATACTCCTCTCCAATATCCCGGAACATTTCCGTCTGTTAAAGAAGAGTAACCTCGATAGTTGTAGGTAAAACTATTATTATTATCAAAACTAACTGGACGGCCGATATCGAATCCCGATTGTGAAGCCCAAGAATAAAAACTAGGAGCTAGTGCTTGATTAAAATTTTCTAGTGAATATGGTAGCTGTCGCTTGAATGTAGGAATTACATCTGCAATATCCCAAATTGAAGTATCATATTTTATTTTAATATTATTAAAAATTCGCTTTTCTAATTCTAATAATACTGCATCTCTGTAGTCGCCATAGGCTTTGATAATACTACCGTCGTGTCCCTGTATCACTTCAACCGGATTTACCAGTGTGCGATCTAAAAACATCTTAGGTTGAAATTTTGGCCATATGCCTAGTTTAGTAGGCGTCTCCGGAACCATACTACCGTCGGTATTATCGTATTCAATTGTTTTAAGGACGTCACCATTACGCATAGTAACAGTATCCTGGATCGTTACAAATCCTTGATTATTAAACACATAGTCAATTTCATTTAACAGTTGTGTTCCATTTAAATAGACCAGTACTGATTTATTAGATAGAGAATCTAAAGAAAATACCGATGTCAATGGGTAAGATTTTATTCTATAATCAGCAACGGTGTGGCTAGTATCAATGCTTGCACCATATGGAACCATATCGCTGAAGTAATAGGAATCTTTATTAGATTTGTTGGCGTTTAATTTTTGTAAGACTAGATCAACTTGTGTTTTTGGATCTGCATCTACTCCTAATTTTTCAATGCTTGCTACAAAATCTTTCTTGAATCGAGAATAATCATATCTACTTTTTTCTATAGCCTTAATAATATTATTAGATTCATTGGCTACGTGATAAATGCTAAGGCTGGCTGGGCCGCTGTGCTGTATAAATTTTGTAGCATACGGAGTAATATTTCCCAGATCTCTTAAATTACTTGCACCAGGAAAACTTCCCTGAAAGTTTGACAAGTTTTCTACTATAGATTTTACATGCGCCGAAACTTCACCTAACGTAAATGTTGTTACAACGCCATTCAATGGATTGTTTTGTAAATTTAAAGGTATTTCATAGAACCCATTTGAATTAATAGGTTGTGAAGCAAATGCTTTTATAGTAAGAATCTGTGAAGAAGTAATGTTAGAATTTAAAACAACTTTTTTATAAACAGGACCGTCAACTATTTTATAGTTTGATGGATTGATAAAATCGCCGTCGATATAAATTTTTACTGCAAGGTCGTTGAGGTCGTTTAAATTATCAAAAATATCAATATTAAAATTATTTGTTAGATTAGAATTTTTATAAACTCGAATGGCTGCTTGTACATTGGTTGCTAGAGAAATCTGCCAACCATTTTTAAAGACTATATTTCCTCTGTAATCTCGAGAAGATAAAAATCCAAGACTAACACTCTTTGTAACTAATCCTTGATTTACCTTGTACTGAAATTCATCTGTAGCATAGTCAAAGTTGAAAACGATATCGCCGATATTGTTGATATTCTTATAGGTTAGTGCAAATCCAAGTTTAGTATCAATGACTGATGACGTAGAATCGACCTTGTATGAAAATATTGGAGTTCCAACAAATGTTGTTCCAGGGTAAGCTGTGGTATCTGAAAAACTTGTTCCAGTATTATCAATTACATCAAATAGCGGTGGCTGATTTACACTATTTTTTTGCTGTGTTTTAATCCAAGCTGTTCCGTTGTACCAGTACATTAAACCTAAATTCTTACTACCAGACTTTACTAAAACGGTTTGGCCAAACACTGGACTAGCAATTTCAACTAGATGGATCTGTATCGATCCCTCAATATTAAGAAAATTAACTTGAAATATTTTTCCGTTGACAAGCGTGTCAGGGTCGCCGGTAAACAATATTTTTTGATTTTGAGTTAGGGCGACGCCGTCAATATTATAACCGGTAGACCCTTCGATGGTAGAAAATACATCATATGTAAAATTATCAATAAGGTCAACATCAACAGTTGCAGTTGTTCCAAAATTATATAATTTCAAACCTGCTTCAAATTCGATAATCGGTCTAGTTGCTCGAGCATTTTGATCGATTGAGACTGGAATTTTATTGTAATTAAAACTTGCGGTGATCACATCAATGTGAAACCAACGGTTGTACCGTGTCCACGGGTTGTGGTCTTGACTGGCTCTGTTGATTGTGATATAATCTGCAGACTTGGCAAATCCGCTTGAATCGCTAAATGGTTCAGTATCAAAATTAGCCGAGTCGAACAGAATAGTTTCAGGAACCGAATAGGAATTAACAACTTCTAATACATCTTTGTTGATTAATTTTATTCCAGATCCCACACCTTCGACATAATATTCTCCAGAAGAATAACTTGCCGGGGTAACATTACCTGCAAAAGACACCTTCATTCCATTACTTAAATGTGTGCCGTCAATAAAGGTATAAGACAATTTTCCTAAAATTTCAGATTCAACATCAATATATGTTTCATCCGTTATGTCAAAAATTTCAATGGCACCACCTAGATTAATATCTGTTTCGCTTTGATAAAATAAAATGCTCGGTGCATCTACAGGAACTTGGAAGATTATTGTTCCTTGTTCAACTCCTTGTGCATCTATACCGCCGATTACGTATCTTGTTCCTGTGCCAGTTGCTCGTTCGATCATCAAGCTAAATGGATTTCCAGGACTATTGATTACAAATGTATATGTTTGACCTCTATATAATTTTACTAACGGATTCGGTGTTAGACCGTCGGGGGTAAACACATACTGGCTATCTGCTCCTACTATTTGTAAATCAACTTTGTAGGTACTTGATACTATTTGCTTTTGACCTTGAATTTTAATCGTTTCAGGGCCATAAGGTAACCAATAGTAATTTTGAAAATTTGAAAATTTATCCCAATCAATATGCGGATCCCAAGAATAGAATTCTTGTTGATTAAGTTTTGCATGGTTAGATGTGTTTGCACCAAACACATTTAGTTGATTGATATAATCAATATAATCTTTAAAAAATGTTACATTTCCTAATTTGTCTTTAACTACTAGACCCGGTTCTAGCTGATAGTGCTGGCGTAGACTATCGGCGGCTTCGACAAATATATCAGAACCGGTCGTTGCTTTTGAATATTGTCGACCGATAAATCCGTTTACTTTTTTAACAGTTCCAGGATTTACTAACTGATCAATAGTTGATTGAATAAACTTTTTATTTGCATCCGTGCGATAGAACGCAGGTATTAAACTTGATCCAATAGAATTATTAGCATTAGGGTTGGTACTGTCAGCCATTAGCTATTTGCTCCGTAATTTGCACTTGTAACATTCTGTGATGTAAGATTTGATAAGCCGCCTGTTGTTGTTACAGATCTAACATTGCTTGATGTTAGTCCTGCAACAATCGTTATATTGTCAATAGTCGCACCGTTGATAAAAATTTGATCACTTGGGCATTTGATTTCAAATAAACTTCCAAAATATAATCCTGATTGTTTTGGAACGATAACAAAACTAATAATATCAGGTGTAAGTTGATTCATTATATAAGTCGATAGTTCTGTAAAATAAAATGTATCTCCAAAATTCCAGTTATCTAAACTAAAAAATTGATCCATTGCTGAAATAATTCGAGAACGAACGTCACTGTCAGATACAGTTGAGCTTGAATTTTTAACTACATTAAATGTTGCCTGCACTTCAAGATCTGCAGATGCTCCGAATAGTATTTTATATCTAACTGGATGATAAATTATTTCGTCTGATATCGATTTAATTACATTTAAATTAGGAGATAATGTATTATACAATTCGTCTGAGCTTGGAGGCAGTGGCTTACTTACGTTAGCCCCTGAAAGCCATTGACGGTAATTTGTATCGTATGCTTTAGTTAAAACATATACATCAATGATGTTTGTTGATCCAGGATCAATTCTTGAATTATAATCGGCCGCATGTGTGTATTGAAACTTCAAGTTATCTCGACCAACATATACTTTGTAATCTAGACTAGAAATAAATGATCCAGTTACTGAATCATATTTCTTCACAGTGTCAGAATCAATAAAATAAAAATATTGTCCGTTGACTTTTTCTGATGCTAGAACACTACTTTGTGTTGTTTTAATCAGCACAGTATTAGAAGAGTTATCAATGTATTTGTAATCTTCTTGTCCGACTGAAATTAAATATCTTTGTTGAACAATATATTTGACTGTTGAATTAGTCTGTGGTGCAACGATGTCCAAAAACAGTTGAGGATTATCTACAACTCCATTATTGTCGGTATCTTTAAAACTGATCAATATTTTTTTGTTGTCAACGTATCCATCTAATCCGTTAAATTCAGCAATGACATCCCACAATAAATCGTTATTAAACGATGAAGTAGCATCAGGTTGTTTATTGATGTTTAGAATGTTTATTGTATCTCTAATAGTAGTGCTTACTGTAGTATCATAAATCTTGTTGTTGTTGTCAAAGTAAAAACGAGCTTGTTGATCACTTTCAAAAATATATCTTAGTAATCGAGTTGTTACTGTATAAAATTCGTTGTCAGTAGTAAACAATAGGAACCAACTGGCGTCCTGCTGAGCATTGGTGGCATCGCCTTGCTTGTTGAGACTAAAAGGCAGCGTTGTATTAAGATTTGATTCAAATACAATTTGCCAGGTTTGTGTTGCGCCATCGTATCGTAGGCCAAACGGTTTATTAGCAAATATTAAGTCTATCATTGTAGTTTTAACAGAACTGGTTAATACCAATGATAGTTTCGGAATAACTTGTGATAGCAATGCTCCAGACGGAATTGACTGATTTAATAAAATCGGACCAAATCCTGTAGTTAGTACTCCGGTACCGTTATTAGTTCCGTCACCAGTAACTGATACAACTTCTGCCCACACGTACACGCTTGCACCTGATACAGTTGCGGTTCCTGACACTAGCTTGTTGTTATTTTTAGTATCAAAATATTTAGAATATACTTTTTGTCCATTGACTACGGTGAATGGTGCTTCAAACTTTACCAGACTGCCTACAGTAAAATATTTTAAATCAGTATACGTATAGGTTCCGACTTGATAGGGTCTAGCATCAGAACTATCTCCAACATAGCCTGTTGAGCTACCAGTGTCAGAAGTTTTTTGATACCATGCTATAGATAAACTTGATGCTAAAAAGTTAATAAAATTAGCATAGTAGAAGTTTCTTAAATTAGGATCGGATAATAATTGAACAATAGTATTATCAATAACTCCTTCAATGTCTACTCTAGAGTTATAAGAAAATCTTGTTGACGAATTATAAGTGTCTTGGTATAAGATTCCATCGTCTGCAAATAAATTTGTCGAAGAATACTTGCCAGTAGGATCAGTTAGATCAAAATATCTGCTGATTCCAGAACTAGATCTGTTTATTGATTTTATTTTAGCAACTTCCTGTGTTACAGACAGCGGACTAATATTATAATCTTCCGCAGTTATCATACGATTTTGTGTATAGTATGTTTGCGGTGCGTTTGTTTTTATAGTTGCGTTTGTTTCTGCAATTTCTGCGTTGTTTACACTAGTGGCTAGTCCTAAACTTAAAGTTAAAGATTCTGTTGAACCTCTAATAGATGTATAAGGTATAACAATAGTAACATTTTTAATATCAGCAGGATTAATAGAATAAGATAAACCATTGCTTAATCTATAGTATACTCTAAAATCGCCTAGTGGCAAATTGCCAAAAGTTCCGTCGCTGAACTCTAAAGTTACTGCGTCGCCGGCTCGTGTAACAACTTTGTAGATATTTTTAATATCTTTACTAATACTGTTATAGATAATATTGTTACTAGACAAGTCTGAAACTTTAGTCCACAGTGTCGATTCAGCATTTGAAGCATCTAACTGATATAACCAGACGTCAGTGTTGTTAATATTTTGAACTGCAACATCTACTGATTCATTTGCTGAAGGTTGAGAAATAGTGAACGATCCTTGATTTAAAATTCCCTGTGTGAAATTAAGGAAGAAGCCCGTGCCTGCACTACCATTTCCATGACCATCATCTCTATATACAAACGCCGGAGCATTACCGATCTTTGGTGGCTCTTCGTAGATGTATTCTTTACCAGCAAATGTTGTACTGGTTATTTCAAAGTTCATTGTAACGCCGGCAACAGTTTTACTAAAACTGTAAACAGGAACACCGCCTGTACTGAGTGCGTTTATTCGATATTGTTCTGTTGGAACTCCGTAGATTGTACTACTTGCTATCGGACTTCCAAACTGCTGAGAGCTGGGCAATGATGCATTTATTATCTTAATAAATTGATCATACCAATTTGAGTTACTAGGATCGTTCCAAGTTATTGTTTGATTGGCTAAGTTTCTACCGTTGCTATCAATAATGGTCTCTGTTGTAGAAACATTGTTAAATTTTAGTAGTCCGCTTGACGCAATATTACGCTTGGCAGTATATCCCAGCATACGACTAAGTCTTAGTATGCTATCTCTACGTTCTGCTAATTCTAAAAAGTTTTCACGAGCATTTAAATCCACACGGAAGGCTATGCTTTGAGATAGATATGCTACTAGGTCAATTAATGCAAGGTATTCTGAGCTTTCAATATAGTCATTAAAATCTTCAGGAAAATTAGTCCTGAGATACTGGATCATAGTTCTACGAATATTGTCAAAGTCGTAGCTGGTGAAGTCAGCGTTTTTAAACGATTGGTATATCTTTTTCCAGTCCTGCGTTACTAGCAGGTTGTTTTGTCTATCAGTTGAGCTCATTCTAGATCCTAATAACAATATTTATTTGAAATCATTTTATGCGTAGTTTATTAAGCAATTAATAACCCGTTAGCTTGATCAAATCTTAATTGTAAACTTTGTTGTATGTTGTAGGGTATGTATTTTAATATAAGTTGAACTTGTATTCCCTGGTCGTAGCTGGTCAATATCACATCGCTGGCCTGCACACGGGGATCAAAATTAACAATTTGATTGACGTTTTGCAGGATTAAATCCTTAACTTGCTCAGTTAACGGTTCAAATAACAGATCCCATATAATACAACCAAATGTAGGATTCATTAGTCTTTCGCCCTGGCGAACATAAAAATTATTCAATAGGTCTTGCTTAATTAATTCAAAGTCGTACAGCGCATAGTTTTCAGTTGACGTACTTACTGTGCTAAATCCTCTATACATTTGAGGAGCCACTGCGTCAGGCTTAGTCACTGCCGGTATTGAAATTGTTTGATAAAGTTTAGGTGTAGCTTTCATATATTATCCCCCCGCTGGTCCAATTTTTAAGAACGTATCTGGTTTTTGTGTATACTTAGGCGCGGCTTTTTTACTGTAGTAAGTAGGTTGTGCTATATTTCCGCCAACATCTCTGTCAGTTTGTGCTGGAACAAATTTAGTAGGATCTAAATTTTCATGATGTGGATACGGTTCATGAGACGGTATACGTTTCATAATGCTGGTAATATTGCCTACATCTGTTTGATTTACATGTGTTGATAATTTAACTGCGGCTGTAGCGGCTGTTGAACTATTCATATAAATTTTGGCGGCTGTCTCTAAATGATTTCCAGTAGTTTTAAGATTTAAATTTCCAGTAGTCGTGATAAATCCATTAGCGCCAACAATAATTTCTAAATTAGCACCAGACTCAACATGTGCTTTGCCAGCGGCCTTAACATTAAAATTTCTACCTGCTTCGATGTTTACATCTCGCCCTGCATGAAAATTAAAATCTGCATCAGTATGAAAACTAATACTGTCTTTAGCATATACATCTATCTTACCGTTGCTGGTTAATTCAATCCAGGTCGTTCCGCTGGCATTACCGATGTAAATTAAATCTTCGCTATTATGTAAAAGTATCTGGTGTCCGGTTCTTGTACGGATTCTAAATAATTCATTGTGTGGTATTGTAGGATTGCCGCCCTGATCTTGTTGAGATACTGCGGCATAATCAGGAGGACCTGCACTGGCCTTGGTCTTTCTTAGATAGTTGTCGTCGCCATCATCCATTACAAACGTAGTGCCACCTAATCTACTCACAGGGGCATCGGGAATTTCCCATTCGGCTTTGCCTATTTTACCAGTCTTTGATCCAGAGCGTTTGTCTAAAGGACCCGGTGTGCTGATACCAAACACCATACTTGGTGTTTCGCGTCTTGCACTACTAGTAGTAATTCCTCTAATATCATCAGCTAGCAATCCTTGAGTTTCTAATACATCTGTAAACGGATGTGCGGCTTTAGGGATTTGTTCGGGATCGCCAGTTGATGCTGTAACTTTTTTGTTGTACTCAGCAGTTGGTCTCTTTAGACCATCGGACTGTCCCACTACTTTAGTCTGAGCGGCAAGACCTGGTACCATAAAATTCATATTAGTGTCAGCAACACACCCCATCCAATAACCCCGCTTTGGATCGCCATCAATAAAGAATACCACGACAGTAGTTCCAGGATCAGGTGGCACCATCCACATGCCGTAACTTTTTTGTGTATTGTTGTAGTCATCGGTATCTGTCAGATGGTTAGCACCAGTAACTCCGTAAAAAGGACTCATGTAACTGACTGGATGTATTTGACCAGATGATTTATCACCGCTCGATGTGCGTTTAATTTCTACTTGAAGGCGCCCCATGTAGGTATTATCTAAGTGACTAACAACTGTGGCCAAAAAAGGACCAGACGAAGACATCGAGCTTGCTTGCCCGTCTTGCGGTGAATAAGGAATATTGTGAACTTGATCTTGATCTGACATTATGGTGTAACCTGTTCTCCGCTACTTCCCGATGTGTCAGTTTTTGGTGGGGTATCACTAACACTACTTGCCGGATCTGGTGGGGCCGGTTTATTGATATTAAACAAGTCGAGTAGATTTGCAGGACGTTTTGTTGCTTCCGACCCGTTCATTAATCGATAGCCTGTAAGTGTTTGCGTAAATTTTCCATCGCCAAACTTACTTTCAACTATGGTAACTTTATATTGTCCAGTAAATCCCCCGACTGGAGCGATTGCAGAAGATTTAGTCATTGCATACAAGCCTGTTGATTGATTTATATCTGTTGGGGTTCCAAAATTAACCTGTATAATAACTTCACCTCGCTGATGATTTACTGAACCATCTGCGTTTAAATTTCGTACTTCAGTTGGGACTGCGTTATAGTTACCAAGACCACTATGGCCAATCCAATAAGGGTCGCCTATGATTTCTAAATTAAGGCGCATCATGTCGTAGCCTTTTTTGAGTATGTCATCTAGCTGTCTTGCGGCTATAGACACTGCATCATCCTTGGCGCCACCTAACTGCGAAGTCTTAGTTGTGTTTGCAGAATAACTTAGCTGTGTAGGAATAGTGCTGGCTTGTTTTCCTGCTGCCTGACCATTGACTGGTCCTTGTACAGATTTAGGATCTGCGGCTTGCGCAGATTCCTTACGATTTAAATCAATGTCTTGGCTTCTATTACTTCCACCGGCTAACAAAACTGTCGACCAACCTACATTAAAATCGATATCAAATTTAAGAATATCAACATTCTTTCCAGTGTAGATATAGTTGTATTCTTTAACTATTGTTTTCTTTAGTTCAGTAAGGCCTTTAGTTGTAGTATTAACTGGAGCACCTTGGCTAGCATGGACTTCGTAC